AGAGATGTATATTGATTACCACCATTTGTTATAAACAATTCATCAATAGTTTGTAAGCCTGTAAATTTTTCTTGTATCAATCTTACGCCTTGATATGGGTCACCTTTTGTAGTTTCATCTTCAAGTACAATTCTATCCTCAACACCTGTGGCTGCGTCTGTACTAGAATTTTGGTCTGCAAATCCACCATTTACAACTTTAACAAATCCGGCAGCATTACCACCACCTGAATCAGTATTTGTAAATGTTAATGGGTCGCCTATTTCATATCCTGTACCCTCACTATCAATAACAATTTCAGTAATAGAACCGGTGCCTATTTCTTCTACTTGAAATAATGCTCCTTCTCCACCAGCAGTCAATGATATTGTATCTGTGGTTGAGTTTAATGAACCATCATTAGTTATATTTTTATTACCTGGAATACCTGTAACATTTGCTTTAATAAAGTAATCATCATTATCAGTAATAGTACCTCTAACTTCTTCACCTACTGTAAATGTGCCTTGTATAGAATCTTCATTTAATATTAATTGTGTAACGGTCTGGTCACCTATTTGAAACTGTGATGTATTTTCTATAATAGCAGTTGAATTAGATGATTGACCTGTAATTGTTCTACCAACTAATTGATTGGCGTCACCTACAGAAGCAATAACTCTTAATACTTTTAATGAATCAAATTGACCATCTGAAGCTTTAAGCATTTGTTCTCTAGGATAAATTGTTTCAGAGTTTTCACCAAATAATATTCTAAAAAACATTTCGTGTCCTCTAACAGAACCTTTTGCTCTATATAAAGACTTAATATTTTTAATTAGTTTTCTTTTACTAACACCTGCAGCTAAATTTTCTGGAAGAGTCGCTAAGAACTCATCTCTCATATTTGTTAAGAAATGACCTATCGCATTATCGGGGTCACGAAAATTAACTAAGTCAACAATGTTGTTAACAGGATTAGGTTTATAATTTGTAATATTCGCTTGAGCGCCTGAACTAGAACCAATAATAATTTCATTTTCTACAAACTTATCTTGTGCTGAAATTATTAATCTGTTGTTTGCAACATCTTCAACTAATACAACAGCAGTTGCTTTTGATGTTTGACCTGTAACTGTTTCGCTTCTAACAAATTTACCGTAAGTAGATTCTTCTAAAAGAATTTTATCACCAGCGTCTAATAATGTTCTAGCAGTACCTCTACTACTAGAGTTTAAAACTAGATTGTTTAATTGACCTGTTTCTGATTGAAGTAAAATACCATCTGTGCCTTCGATAGTATCAATTGATAATTCTGCTGACTCTAAAAGTTGATAATAGACTTTAAGAAATTCAGCAAACTTAGGGTGGTCAGCAACGACAAATTCTGGAAGTTGACTGTTAAGTATTGTGGATATTTTATCATTAAATTTTGCCATTGTTCATTAGTAACTTGATGTTGTCGTATAGCCTACGCCAGCGTCAGCGGAACCTCCTACAAATGAATCTGTTTCTACAGTTATGTTAGAATTAGAAATGTCAATTTCTATAATTTGGTCTCTAACAGGAACAACATCATTTGAGTTAGGTGTTACTGTTAATTCGATTGTAGTTGATGTTGCACCTCTAATATTTGATATTGAAGCAACATTTAAAGAGTTAAGTGTAATTTGTCCTGTTGTGTAATTAATTGTACCTTGTGTTTCGTTTGAGTATGTTCTAATACCTGAAGCTAAATAATATCTTCTTACATTACCTTGGCCGTCATCATCTAAAAATTGTTCTAAGTCACTACCTGTAACTTTAAAACCTGTAGAAGTTAAAATACCACCAGCGGCTGAGTTATGTCCTGAATGAGGATTAAATAATGAGTTTCTAAAGTAAATATCATATTTGTTAGAAGCTGCTAATGTAGGTGTAAATTCTTTTCTAATTTTAATTGTTGTAATATTAGATAAAATACTCGTGTCAACAGAGTCAATCAAACCTGTTAATTTTGAGTGTCTATAAACTGAGTCAAACTTTTGTAGTGTATTTGTATTATAGTTTGTAACAGCTGTTAAAATTTCTGATTTTAAAGTATCACTTGATTTAGTTGTTGTACCTGTATTATACTTAACAGTTGATGTTAATAAAACCGAAGTAGTTTCGGGGTCAACAATTTGTGGTGCTACTGAAGCAACATTATATGGTTTTAATTTATTAACAATATCTGCTTTTGTAGTTTCTGTCAAAGTAGAACCAGAGGCCGCTTTAACTCCTATTTTTACAATACCATATCTTGGTGTTTCATCATCTTCACCACCCCATGCACTTACTGATAATGCATTTGGATAAATTGATTGTACTAAACTTTCGTAATCTGTTGTCGTAACAGCTCTGTCTTGAGCTGCATATTGTAAAGGTGCATTATGTCTAATCGATTCATCTGATTCACTTTCAGAACCACCTTGTGAATTAGAATTAGTTGTAATTGTTACATCTGAAAATCCACCTATTGTTCCTGATAATGAAAATGAACTAGCTCCATTAGATAAATCTTTATTTGTTACAATGTATTCTAGTATTACAACATTACCGTCTGATAATGAAATGCCATTAATACCGTCACCAAAATAAACTTCAAATTTACCATCTTGACTTTCTTGTATGAAATAAACCTTTGAACTTGCGTCAACATTATTATAACCACCTGCTAATGAATATGTGTTTGTAGTTGTGTCACTAGAACTATTTTGAACTTTAACTAAAAGAGTTGTAGTATCAATATTAGCATTTGGTAAAGTAAACTTTTGGTCTACATCTGTACTGTCAACAGTATATTTAAAAGTTACTAGAGAACCCTCGTAAATAGGAACACCAGAAAAATTATAGACACCATTTGCCGGTGTTATTGTAATATCAGAGTTTGTTACATATTGATATGAAACATCATCAACACTTGTAGTAAAAACTGTACCTTTGTTCATTGTGATGTTTGTACCTGTCGCATTATTAACTTTAATGTCAATAGAGGCTATAGGTGCTTTAGGTGATGATGGTGTATAACCAATCATCTTTGCTAATGATACAATATTGTTTCTTATATCTGCACTATCAAGATATAATTCATTTGTTGCCATGTTGGCTAAGTAAGCAAGATAATGTGTGTTGTAAGATAAAATATCTAAAAGAATATTTAAAGAACTACCTTCAAAATCGTAATCTTGAAATTGTGTTTGACCTTGTAAAAAGGATTTTAAGTTTATTTTGATTGCGTCAAAATCGTAATCAGAAACTACTAGTTTATTTGACATTTATTATCTTACCCTCTGTAAAAATGATTGCACTACTTGTGGACCTGGTACGCCTACTACATAAAAATAAATATCAACAACTAATCTATTGTTATCTTGGTCATCATCAACAGCAACATTTTGTAAATTAATTCTTGGTTCATAGTTAATTAAAACTTCTTCTATTTTTCTTTGTAGAAAAATCTTGGTCATTGGTGTAAAGTTTTCAAACAATAACTCTCTAATACCACAACCTAATTCAGGATGAAAAGGTCTCTCATAAAAATTAGTTTGTATTAAATTTTTAACTGACCTTTTAACAGCAATAACATCTTCAACCACAGCCACATCATTTGTAATTGCGTTTCTATTAAAGTCTAAGTCGATATCCCTAAATTGTCTGGAATTTCGTGTACTCTTACTTTGTGTTTGTGAATCATAGACTGCCATACGGATATTTATAAGGTTTTTCTAACCGTTTGCAAAAACATTACCAGAACCACTTGTCATTGCACCAGCGTCAGCACTATCACCTATTCTTGCAACTGCAATACCAACAGCAAACACATTAGGCGAACCTGCATTAACATTTGCTACATGAGGCGGGCACGCCGGTACTGGCGGGTGTATGTGTGATACAGTAGGGTCACCAATTCTTGCAATTCTAATACTGTTTGCAAAAACTGTACCTTGACCAGGCGTGTCAAGTGTAGTCGTACCTATACAGGCATGACCTGTTGTTAAGGTA